ATCTGCTATTTGTGCAAATGGACTATCTCTATCATCAGACCATTGTTTATTATTATCTGCAATATACTTAAATGCATCATTAACAAAATTAAATGCATTTTCGATACCTTGATTAGAATTCAATACAACTTTTGCAGTTGTTTGTGAATCCACATCACCAGTAAATTCTGGAAATAAACGCAATGTTCCTTTGAAAGAACCATATAAAGCACCAGCAATTGGTGATGATTTTGTTGCGTATGGTTGTTGTGCAAGAACAGATGTTGAATAATCTAACATCATAACTTTTTGTTCATTCACACCATATACTTGACCAGTAGATAAAATAGTATTTGCTTTAAGATTAATTGTTCTCATTAATGATGCTGGTTTTAATTCACCACTATCAATTAAACATCTATTGTCATTTTTAACTTGATTTGATGGTGCTTTAATAAAATCTGAAGTAAAGTTATCTGTTAAGATACCATACTTTGATCTTTCTAATCCATTTGCATCTGTAATTTTAGTTGATGCTGCATCTTTTTCTAATGAATTTAATGTAACATAATATTCTAATTGTTTAATACGATTCTCAAATGCACCAATATCTTGCATTGTATATCTACGATGATTTTGAAAATCTGCACGAATATCTTTAACATTTTCTGTATATGCAGGTATTGCTAATGTATAGATTAACATATCACCAGAATTTACATTTGGTGCAATAGGTTTAATTGCAGATGTACCAGATATTACTTCAAAATCTCTAGATTGTTTAACTACCACACGATCAATTCTACCTAAATAATAATCAAAATTACTTGTTAATGATTGATTTGGTAATGGATTAACTGCACCAGATATTGTTGTTGTACCAATACCTCTTGTTGGTCTAAAGTCAAATGCAGACCGTAACGATACTAATTTGTTATCTTCTTTATTATTGAAATAGAAGATTTCATCATATGTAAAATTAGAACCTGCTTTTAAATAAGAATCAACAGTGAACAATCCATCATTTTGTGGAGATGGTGCAGATTGATGACTTAGATATTTGTAAGTAACATAAACTTTACCACGTGGCGCACTATACCCACGTTTTAATGTAATTGTTGCATGGTCATAATGTGTTTTACGTTGACCATTATCAAAATCATAATTACTAGTAACATCATATGTTGAACTTGATAACATTGCAGTTGTTACATTTAATGCAGGACTTCTAGAATCGGTAATTCTAACAATCTCTAATACATCAGGTACTTGTAAACTTACTGCTTTACCTGGTGTTCTTAAATTTGTTAATTCGGTAGTATTGTCAAAGAATGTTGAACCAATAGTAGGAAATACATATCCTGTTCCACTTACTGCAGTCACTCCAGTTGAATTTGCAGAATATAAAATATCAGTACCTTGTGTACCTGCAGTATTTAATTCATATGGAATCTTAGTATGTAGATTTAATCCTGTTGTTGCTGGTATTAATTGTTTACCACGAATTGCACCCGAAGATGAATTTTCTGCATTATTAACTTTAGAGTTAATCAATAAATCAACTTTTACACCTGCAGTATTAACATCAATTTCAAAATTTGTTGAACTGATTGCAGTTACCGTAAATAAATTATTTGCTAGTCCAAGAATAGTATTTGCAGCAATACCCGATGTGGTATTTGCGACAGTATCGTATCGAACCATACAAATAATATTATCTCTAATATTTGAATCGGAAATAACACCAGATGAACCGCAGAATGAGAATGTATCTGTACCTTCTGCACTAATACTAATTACACCTCCAGAATCTGCAGTTTTATTACTATAAAATTTCTTCGCATAAAAATCCATATTTGTCAAAGTGGAAGCTTTCATTGCTTGATATGGCACATCAAATATTAATGAGGATCTTTGTGGTTCCATAATCATTGCAAAACCAGTTGTTGTATCTTTAGAATCACTATTGATATTACCAGCAAATGTTTTTGTAGTACCACTTTTAATTACAAATGATTCTGCATTTTTAAAATCTGAATCAATAGAGAATGTATTTGATGTTGGAGTAATTGGCCATGCAGACTGTAAGTAGATATGTGTTGCATTAGATGATTGAATTAATACTGGAGAAATTCCTGTACCACCTGCATCAGTAACTCTAAAATACATATTTGCATATGCATCGGTACCTACAGTTGAAGAAAAACCAGCAGGCATACGAATTGATCTTGTATTTGAACCTGATGCTTGAGTTGTACCAGTGATTGATATACCATTAGCAGCAAATGTATGAACAGTAAATGAATGTGTATTACCAATTTCTAATGTCGTTGAATCGTTATAATCCATCATATTGGCACGTATTTCACCAATCTTTGTAGAATTATATGCCGTAGTGGTTGTTGTATTAACACTTGTATGTGCAACACTGTGAACATCTAATAATGGATAATTTGTAATATCTAATGTACCATACACAGTATCTAATACAATAGAACTTTCATAATTTGTTGATACATCATATCCTTCAACATTTGCTACTTCTCTGGCACGACTTAATTCTATTGTTGTTGGTGCAATAGTTTGAAATTCATATCCACCAACATATGCTTTACCCGGATCAAGAACAATATTAAACATACCATTTGCAGAATCACCTTCTTCAATAGAAATAACGAATGGGTCTACAGTATAGTTGCCTGACTCATCGTATGTTCTACGAGCTAACATTTTTTCAATTTCACTATAGATTGGGTAATCAATTTCTTTTGTCTTTACACCATCTACTAAACGAATAACTTCAAAGAATGAAGATACATCTGCAGAATCTAATGATCTTTTTGATAATGCTGTGTTGATTACAAATCGTTCTGCGCCTGGCGCTTGATAATTAAATGCGCCTTGCGCCGGATCTAATAATGAAGTGTCATCAATTTCATCTACAATAGTTGAATCAAATTCAACACCAATCTTGTATGATGGTTGTTTATTGATTGTTGTAGAAGTACCCAATCTATAAAATAATTCAAGAACTAAAAACTGAGGAGTAACTTTTACAAATTGACCTTTGAAATAATATACACCATCTTGAATACTTGCAACGTAAGAAGAACCATAAGCAGCAGTATCTTTTAATTGTGCATAGATATTTTGACCATAAATCTTTAACTCATCCGATTCAACAAACCGATCACCACTAAGATATTTAATAACCAATACTGGATTTGTACCAACACTATCAACAGCAATAACTTTTGCTCTTGCCAATTTTGTAGAGTTGTATGATACAATTGTTTTTCCTAGATAATCGGAAGGAACAATATCTGCGTTATTATATTGTGCATTTAAGATAATATAGTTAGCAGCAGTATCTAAAGAAATTTTACCACCAATTATTGGACTACCACTTTGAAATATATGATTACCAAATTTTTCTATTTGACTTGATAAAATTGTTTGCAGTTGAGTAAGCTCTCTTGCCTGAACTGAATATCCAGGACGGAAAAGAACCCGCATAAAGTTTTTATCTTCATTGAAATCATCGTAATATGGATCGTAATTGAATAGAGTAGTCATTTATTCCTCGTTAAAAACTCAGTATAAAACGGATTCGTTCGGTTTGTGCATCATCACGGGTTATTGGTGTTTTACTTGTTATGTATAATATTTTTCCTGAATACAAATCAAGTGTTGGATTCTGTATTGCATTTACAACACGAATTGCACCTGTATCTCGGCCTTTGATTGCAGAATTTACTGACAAAGTGCCACGAACATTATTTACATAAAGATGATTTTCTACGGTGTCAAAAGATATAACGTCCGCAGTAAATGTTGAATCTGCATAAGTTGCACCTTGATAAACAACCTCATCAACACCAAAATCACCTACACCAGGTGATGTTGTTATTCTTGTATATAAAGTATATGCTCCACCAGTTGCAGGATTTGTTGTTTCATGGAGATATGGATTATGTAACAATACTACTTGTCTAAAATCATTATCTGTTGGTAATATACCAGATTCATCTTGGTCAAATTCAACATTAAACATTAAATTAGATGCAGATAATTCATATACTGGATCATATCCATGACCATCATGTGGTGCAATAGAAACTAAAGCAGTAGCATTATTACCAACACCACCAGTAACATCTGTAAATGTTAAATCTGCATAGGTATATTGCATTCCTCTATCTTGAATAATAACATCAACAACACGGCCACCCGTTACATTTGCTTTTAATACCGCACCAGTACCATCACCATCTATTGATATAATACTCTGTGTTGCGCCATTAGTATAATTATTTCCTGAATTTGTTATAGTAACAATATCAAGTCCACCACCAACTGCTGCGGCAGTAACAAACTTATTATTAACTACTGGCATCCAATCATCAGTTAAAAATCTTTGTTTTTGTACCGATGAAACAGTATACAAATATTTCCACTTATAACCATCTGCAGTTAAAACATATGGTTCTTCTAATGAAGTTGTAGATAATGATAATGCAGGTTCAGATGTAGAATTTGCGCTTGAGTTATTTGCTAAACATTTAAATACTTGATCTTTACTATTCAACACATAAAAATTAGTATTTGCTTCGTAAGTGTTATATTTTGTATTTGCAATCCAATTATTCCTATCTACGACCAAAGATGCATTAGTATATGATAATTGTTTTGCCAATATACCATATCTATAATAATCATTCATCACAGCATCTGTTTCTGTAGGGGTAACTGGAACTTCAGTACCAGCATTCCAAGGCAATTGTTTACCTATAAATGCATACATGTATGATCTTCTTGATGTAGGAAGATATGAATTTGCCGTCAAATCTAATAGATTATAAAATTGTTTGGCAAGTAATACTTTTAAATTTTTTGTTATGAGTGATGACATAATTGTATTTATTTAACTTTTAAGACGTTTGTGACAATATTTGTAGTATTTGAAGTAAATGCAGTATCTACTTTAATAGTATTAGCATTTACAAAAGTAACAGTTTTAGTCTCATCAAAATATAAATTGATTGTCACATTATTTGCAGTAACACCAAGAGTATTTTGAGTAATTAGATATTTACTATTTGATACACTTAATACGGTTTCTGTATTGCCAGTTGATAAGTAAATAATATCACCATCAAGAATATCATTAATAAAGTTACAAGTATTACCAAATACTGTATTAGAACCAAGTGATATATTAACTGTATTTGCAACATTACGGTACACACCAGTAAAGATTACAACATCACCAACATTAACATAATTCATTAAATTGGCAGTTGTATTCGTAGTTGCATTAGCACCATATACAATATTAAATTTTGTTGGCAATGCTTTTATTGTAATGCTTTGATTAACATCATTTGCAGAAACATTTTCGGAATTATTATCAATTCTTGTAACAAAAGTTTTTGTACCTAATGGATGAACAATATCATTCAAAGGTTTCTTAAATTTATTGTAATCTGTTTGTGAATTAATCACATATGAGAAATTATGAAATTTATTACCATCTTGTATAAACTTATCTTCACTTATATGTCCATCAGTATTCAGATAGATACCAGGATATCTAATCAATCCATTTTCAAAGTTTGCAGTTGCCTTAGCACGACCATCACCATATACCGTTGTGCTACCCAAAACAACATTACCAGAAACTGTTCCATCATCTGATTTAATTGTTTTAGTTACATCAAATGTTCCTATATAATCAAACAACCTAATAAATCCAGTAGATTGAATAAAGTTATCAACATATGCAGAAAATGTTGTTACTGTATTAGATGTACCTTGATATACTTTAGTATTTGATACAAACAATTGTCCAGAAGTAACATTCTGTAAAGTTAAATCCATATTTCTTAATGATATCATAGGAGCTTCAACATAATCATAACCATAACTAACTACACGAATCGAAGTTATAGCACCAATTCTTGATGTTGTTAATGCATATTGTTCACCATCACCTAGAACTTCACTAACATAAACATTAGCACCAGTACCTGAAACTGTGTTTATTGTGATTGTTGGTAATGCATCTCTAGTATAACCTTCACCACCTAATACATATGCATTAGATGAATGATTGTTAATTGTTACTGTTTTAATACCACTGTTGCCAGCATGTATAGCACTAACATATGCATTGGCACCATAACCAGAACCACCAGTAAATGTTAATGTTTGACCAACGGCATAATTACTACCACCATTTGCAGTAACAATTCTACCTAATGATCCTATCTTATATAAATCATTTCTTACAATTTTATATACAGAAACACCAGAAACATCA